CCTCGCTGTAAGTTACAGCGCAGTGAAGTTCCTTCCGCAAGGCACGATCTCTATCGTGCAAGCCACCGAGAAGACCGAGCCGGAAATGCTCACGATCTCACATCAAGATGTGAAGATCAAAGGCGTTCCGTTTCGGCGATCTCTCGTACGACTCGATAAAACCAAGACGGACCCCCTGAAAGGGGACCTGACGGCATCGGTCTACGAGGTGTTCAACGTCCCTCTCAGGACGGCTGAATTCTCGGATCAAGATTATCTCGACATGAAGATCCGCCTGTTCCTTCTTACGGGACAGTCGGCGAATCTGGCGCAAATCTTGTCTGGTCAACACTAGGCCTAAACAACCTAGTCCGACTGCAAAGGTACAAACCTACGTGGTGATGAATGATGATTGGCTCTAGAGATACACTATAAATAGATGAAGTATATACGACATCCAAGTGATCGGAAGAGCTGCTCACAGAACCCTTCGACCTTGCCTCACGGTGAGGAAGAGGAGTTCTATTGTGAGTTATTCACCAGTCTATACCACGATGTGGTTGACTGTTATGCTAATATTCGCAGAATTGATATCAGTAAAGACCTAGAAACTTTTCGAAGTCGCTACTGTGCCGAAGGTATGGGTTTCTTAACAAAGACCCTTCCCTTACTTTGCAAGAGCCTTGACAAGGCCCTTGCAACTGGCATGACACTGCAATTCGTCTCCTTTTCTAAAAAGAAGGGAACACAACTACCGGCATTCTGCTGGTGGTTATTCAGTGAAATATTTGATAATGCGGGTAACGAACGCAGTGATGCGTCCGTACTGGCAGTTAAACAACTGAGGCAAATCCTAATTTGTTTCTACAAACTAGAGTTACCATATGACCGAGAAAGAACCCAAAGTGTTCTTGACCAATTCATCAAAGTCGACGAAAGTCTCTGTTTTCGAACGGATTCATTACTCGGTGTTGATGTCCTTATCGCGCAAAACGCTAAAAGCGTCGTGTGCAGCATTATGTCTAGCTTATGTCCTCGGACTATTAAGCCACGACACGGTGCAGGAGCTGTGTCAACAGGCGAGAAGCCTGCTGAAAAGCGCAATTTTGCGCGGCTTGTTCGGAGCATAGAAGAAGTGTATCCGTTTACGGAATACTTCCAATATAATCTTACACAAGTTGTTGACAGCTACGATAAGTATAAAGCCCTCGAGGAGAAAGAATCGGGGCAAGCACGAATAGTGCTTGTCCCGAAAGACTCCCGTGGGCCTCGGATCATATCCTGCGAGCCACTGGAAAACCAGTGGATTCAACAAGGCCAAATGCGGGCAATAGTGCCTCATTTAGAGTCTCACCCTCTCACGAGGGGAAGACTTAACTTCACGGATCAAACCGTGAATCAGGCCTTAGCGTTGCAAGGGTCCCTCGACGGGACCTACGCCACGCTGGATATGAAGGAAGCAAGCGATCGGGTGGATTTGGAACTGGTTAACTACCTATTCCCTCCACTTTGGGTCGACGCCCTCAAGGCGTCACGATCTTCATCAACATTGCTTCCCGATGGCAGAGTAGTCCACATGAAGAAATTCGCACCTATGGGATCAGCAACTTGCTTTCCTGTTGAGGCGTTAATCTTCTGGGCACTCTGCGTGTCAGTTGTATGTTGTACACGTGGGATCTCAGTGGCGAAAGCTGCCGAGGACCTATACGTGTACGGAGACGATATCATCTGTCTGAGCGTAGACCAGGCTCAGATTAGACAGCACCTACCCCGTTTTGGACTTGTCCTCAACGAAGGTAAGTGTTGCACGGCAGGGTTCTTTAGAGAATCCTGCGGGACCGACGCCTATAAAGGCTCGGATGTCACCCCGACGAAATTTCGTCGTGTGTGGTCTCGTATCTTAGATGCTAGCAGCTATCCCGCTTGGGTGAGTTACAGTAACTCACTTCATGCAGATGGCTTCTATAGAACCGCTGACTACATAGAGTCGAGGGTACAGCGAAAGCTGCTCACTCCTCATGTTAGTCACCAAAGCATTGCCACTGTCCGTAAGGACAAAAGTGACACTTTGGGCAATCCACAGCCAGAAATGGCCGTAGGTATTGCGTTCTATAGGTCTAGCGAGGTTTCACGAGTTAGTAACCAGAAACTCGGCGTCAAGACGCGCTGGAATGCGCGCTATTGTCGGCACGAGGTACGTGGTTACGTGAGCCTTCCCTGTATTGAATGCACGGATGCATTCGACTGGGCGGAAATGTTACGATTGGAGTCTCTTCGACCTCAACCGAAACACTGTTTCGCACTGGATGAAGGCGGTGGCTTGCCACCGCTTAGTCTACCCCCCAGCGATGCCGCTAGAGCTGGTATTTATGCGATCCCTCGTCGCAATCGTTTGAAACGAGGGTGGATCCGTAGTCATGCCTAGGCATGGCTACGTCGTGACCTAACCAGTCACTCCCAG